ATGAAAGTTTATTAGAAAGTTTTGGCATTACTAATGAAATTGCACCGATAGCGTTAGCTGCGTTAGTGTGGGGTGGAAGAATATTAACTGTTGCTGGTACAGCATACAGCGTATTTGAAGCATATCAACGTTATAAAGAAGGTGATAACACCGGTGCTACAATATCAGTTCTAGTAGCGGCAGGTTGGTTAGTGCCTGGACCAAAAGGTTGGGTACTAGGTATTTCAGGTACAGCGATTGACTTTTTGTGGCAACGTTATCGTAAGATTAGTGCAGAAGAAGAAACCGTTCCTCAAAAATCAACAATATCTCCAGCGCCTGTTAAAGAATCAGAACATATTGCATTACTGAGAGATTTAGTTAAACTTTACGAACAAAGTCTAATAGTTGGCCCAACTACTATAACTTCTAGAGAAGCCTTAGACAAAATTCAAAAAGAAGAAGAAGAAAGATACAATACACTAGTTAAAGCATTCAGTGATGCACATCCTAATTTAAAATTTAACAAAAGTTCAGGAAAGTTTGTAGATACGTCAGGTAGATTTGATCGAACTGTTGCAGAGATTGCAATGAATCGAGATGGAAAGTATACTATTGATAAAGTGTCTGACTTTACTGTTAGTCCAGAATATATTAAAGTTCAAGACAAAGTTAATGCATCAATTCCGCCCGACGTTGATCCGGCACTTGCTCCGGCACCTGCGCCGGCACCTGCTCCAGCACCTGCAACAACTACAGAGTACACAGTTAAGCCAGGCGATTATTTAATTAAAATTGCTAAAGAAAAAGGTATTAAAAATTGGCGAGATATTTACAATCTAAACAAGAAAGCAATTGGTTCAAATCCTAACTTAATTAAACCCGGTCAAGTCTTACAATTACCAATAGATAAGCCAGTCGAACCTCCGGCACCTCCTCCGGCGCCCGAAGTCGCTCCGGCACCTGCTCCGGCAGAACCCCCTAATTCATCAGGCAATCCAGAAGAAAAAGCATTATCTGCAGAAGAGCTAAAGAAAGTTATTCAATCATTAATTACCGAAATTGAAAAAACTGGAACTAAAGATCCAGTTATTTTAAAACTGCTTCAAGAAGCTAAAGTATTAATTGGACTAAGCGGCAGTAGTGGTAATCCAGCAGTAGTAAGCGATACTGATTTTTATCGAAGTATGGTAGATCGAACTAACCAGCTTCGAGGAAAAGAACGAGTCAAATAATATAAATGGCAAATTTAGTTTGCCATTTTTTATTTTAGAGCTTGCATTAACATGATAAGTAGTATATAATAGGCATATAACATTAGGAGATACCATGTCAGGTCGTTCATACGGTGCAGAAGAAAAGGCAAAACTCGAAAGATTAATCGCCGAAGGCTCAACAGTACTTCGCGAAATTGAAGATTTACAAGAAGGCTTAAAAGATACTGTTAAGGCAGTTGCAGAAGAACTACAAGTTAAACCCAGTGTTATCAACAAAGCTATTAAGATTGCTCATAAAGGCGATTGGGCTTCGTATAACGAAGATTGGGAAGAGATTGAAGCAATTTTAGATATTACTAAACGTATCTAAATCTGTTATAATATAATGGTACGGCGGGCCATAATCCGCCATATCGGTATTTGTCAGCCGAAAATGACATATGGAGAATAAATGAGCTATGTAGACGCATGGTTTGACCGCGAGAATGATATTATCAAAGTGGTTGAACGTAATAAAAAAGGTGAGCGTGAGTTCCGTGACATTCCTGTCAAACACACGTTTTACTATAAAGACCCACGTGGCAAATTCCAAAGTATCTACGGTGATCCAGTGTCGAGGATTATTTGTAAAAATACCAAAGAACTTCGCAAAGAACAAGCTATCAATTCAAGTAAGCAGTTATTTGAAGCTGATATTAATCCAATCTTTAGTACACTCAGTGAGCATTACTTAAATCAAGATGCTCCAAAATTAAATGTAGCGTTTTTCGACATTGAGGTGGACTTTGATCCAGAACGTGGCTATGCGTCTCCAGACGATCCGTTTATGCCAATTACTGCTATCGCTGTTCACCTACAATGGTTAGACACAATGGTGTGTTTGGCAATTCCACCTAAGAAAATTAGCATAGAAGATGCTAAAGAAATGGTTAAAGAATTTCCTAACACATACTTGTTTGACAACGAAGCAGATATGCTAGACATGTTCCTTGATTTAATTCAAGAAGCAGATATATTAACTGGTTGGAATAGCGAAGGTTTTGATATTCCGTATACAGTTAATCGTGTTACTAAAGTGTTGAGCAAAGAAGACACTAGGCGTTTTTGTTTGTTCAATCAATTACCAAAGAAACGTGAGTATGAAAAGTTTGGTCGACAGAGTGTAACATACGACTTTGTCGGTCGTGTGCATTTAGACTCCTTAGAGCTTTATAGGAAATACACATACGAAGAAAGACACTCTTATCGATTAGATGCCATTGCCGAATATGAACTAGGCGAACGTAAAACACAATACGAGGGCACTTTAGATCAACTTTACAATAATGACTTTAAAACATTTATTGAATATAACAGACAAGACTGTGCGCTTCTTGATCGTATGGATAAAAAACTAAAGTTTATTGACTTGGCCAATACACTGGCACACGAATGCACTGTATTGCTACAGACTACAATGGGTGCCGTTGCTGTAACCGAACAAGCTATTATTAACGAGTGTCATCGAAGAGGATTCCAAGTTCCAAATAGAACTAAAATGGATGAGCGTGAAGGCAACGAAGGTGCCGCTGGTGCGTATGTTGCATATCCTAAGGAAGGAATTCATGACTGGATTGGTTCACTAGACATTAACAGTCTTTATCCGTCAGCTATTCGTGCGCTTAACATGGGGCCAGAAACTATTATTGGTCAGTTGAGACAAACAATGACTGAAGAATACATTGCCGGACAGATTGCTAAGGGCAAAAGTTTTGCGGCAGCATGGGAAGGTATATTCGGTAGCTTAGAGTACACTGCTGTTATGGATCAACAAATTGGTACAGATATTACTATTGACTGGGAAAACGGAGATAGTGATGTGTTAAGTGCCGCTGAAGTATATAGATTAATTTACGAAAGTAATCAACCGTGGGTACTAAGTGCTAACGGTACTATTTTTACTTATGAAAAAGAAGGTATTATTCCAGGACTACTAAAACGTTGGTATGCAGAGCGTAAAGACATGCAGACTAAACTAAAGGAGGCTATCAATGCTGGCAACAAAATTGAAGAAGAATATTGGGACAAGAGACAGTTGGTTAAGAAGATTAACCTTAACTCGCTATATGGCGCCATTCTTAATCCTGGCTGTCGCTTTTTTGATAAACGTATCGGCCAATCTACAACTCTTACTGGGCGTCAGATTGCAAAGCATATGGCTGGAAAAGTTAATGAGATTGTTGCAGGAGAATATAATCATGTGGGCAAAGCCATTATATATGGAGATACCGACAGTTGTTATTTCTCTGCTTACAAAACACTAAAGAAAGAAATTGATGCTGGGCATATTCCTTGGACTAAGGAAACAGTTGTACAGTTATATGATCAAATTGGCGAGGAAGTGAATCAAACATTCCCGCAATTTATGTTAGATCAATTCCATGTTCCAAAATCACGTGGCGAAGTTATTAAAGCTGGTCGAGAAATTGTTGGTAGTAAGGCATTGTTCATTACTAAGAAGCGGTATGCTGTATTATACTACGACAAAGAAGGCAAACGTGCAGACGTAGAAGGTAAGCCGGGTAAAATTAAAGCCATGGGCTTAGATTTGAAGCGAAGTGATACTCCAGAATTTATGCAAAACTTTTTAAGTGACGTTTTAGAAAAAGTACTAACCGGTGCATCGGAACAAGATGTACTAGATCATATTAGCGAATTCCGATTACAGTTTAAGAGTCGGCCGGGTTGGGAAAAAGGATCGCCTAAACGTGCTAATAAAATTACCGAATACCAAGCTAAAGAAGCTAAGGCAGGTAAAGCCAATATGCCCGGACACGTTCGTGCTAGCATCAACTGGAATACATTAAAGCGTATGTTTGATGACAAGTACTCAATGAACATCACCGATGGCGCTAAGGTTATTGTTTGTAAACTAAAACAAAATCCGTTAGGCTTTACTAGTGTAGCATACCCAGTAGACGAACTTAGACTTCCACAATGGTTTAAAGACTTGCCGTTTGATGATGCTGAAATGGAACAAACTATTATTGACAACAAGTTAGATAACTTGATCGGTGTTCTAAACTGGGATGTCCGTAGCACAGAAGAAAAGAACACATTTAATTCACTATTTGAGTTTTAATATGAAGATAATTATTGCAGGATATGGATTTGTTGGTAAGGCTGTGGGCAATGCCCTACAGGCTCAACACGAAATTGTAATACATGATCCAAAATATACAGATTATACTATAATCGATCATCATGATGCTGACGGTATTATTGTTTGTGTACCAACACCCACTACTGAGCAAGGAATATGTGACACTAGTATCATATGTGATATATTAGATAATATCCCTATATTCATGCCAGTATTGATTAAAAGTACAGTATCCCCTGGTATTGTATCGGGCATTAGAGAAATTTATCCTAATCACAGTATTTGTTATAGCCCAGAATTTTTACGAGCTAGTAATGCCAACAACGATTTTTTAAATCAAAAATATGTGATTATCGGTGGTGAAGATCCAGAATATTTTTGGCAAGAGTTATTTCAAACATCATTGCCTAACTGTAAAATTGTGTTTAACTGTACACAAGAAGAAGCATGTTTAACCAAATATGCCACAAATAGTTTCCTGGCATTAAAAACAAGTTTCTTTAATCAAATATTTGATATTTGTACACAGACTGGAATGGAGTTTGATGTAGTTAGGCAACTAATTGCACAAGATCCTCGCATTGGTTCGAGCCATACAATGGTTCCGGGCCCAGACGGAGAACGTGGATGGGGAGGACATTGTTTTCCCAAAGACACAACTGCATTTTTAAAGTGGACCGACACTATTAAAATGCCTGTAACATTGGTGGAATCAGCCATCCAATATAACAATAAAGTAAGAAAAAACTCTTGACTTTAGACAAAAACCTAAATATAATAGTAAAACATGGAGATCATTATGAAAGATATTTTACAAGACTTAGTAGCACACACTCACGCATTAGGATTTATTCCGTTAGTTAAGATTAGCTCAACTAATGCCGCTACTGAAATTGAAGCAATGGCTGAAGACCGTTCAGTTATTGTTAACGCAAAGACTAAAGACCCAGTGTCAGAGTT